GTCTTTTTCCCTCCCTATCACCAGCAGCAATACTTTTGGTTGAATCCTCCAACGCAGTAACAAATTTTACAATAGAAGAAAAACCTTTAAGTTGTGCACCTGATAAATCACCACCATTTTTGGTGAGATCCGCGAACATTTGTGTCAGGGCTTTTACTAATGCATTGTCATTATACATTGAGTTTGTACCTTGAGCACCTTGAGCAGACATGATATATAAATACCGTAATTACTATTTAAAGTTTTTACTCATATTCTTAGACATTGGAGGCATTTTACCCTGACTAGAAGCATCACTCATAGACTTAACATGAGTGGCAAATAATTTCTTTAAATAGTTTATTTCTTGCCTGTCGACTGTTTCTTTGTCCCAGCAGAATTGCGTGGCACAGTGGTAGTAGATGGAATATCTAAATTGCTCATATCCTGTGAGCTCATGAATGTTTCCATCCAGTCCTCGATATAGGTCGTTAAAGGGTGTATTTTTACTATCTCCTTTAGTATTGATTTTATGACTTTAGAATCTGTCATTTTTATTGTTGTTACATCACCAATTTTAAAAGGTGCTTTTTTAATTGTTAACACTAGTAAGTTTAATCTATATCTTTGTATGTCAATTTTAGGTTTTGTAACATCACTAATGTCAACAGAGTTACCAATTAACATTTCAGTATCACCGAATGTAAGTGAATCTTCAAATTCAACCACAGCAGGTTTACCATTGTAAGTAATATCAATTGGTATTAAAGTCATTAAAAATTAATAATTATGGTTATTAATAAGTCTTATGATGAATCTACTGTGATTCTAGAAGATTTTGCTTTGAAACTGACATCTTCATATAATACTTCGTTTGGCTCAAGTCCACTTGTACTGTGATCAGTTAGTGAAACTCCACCAAATTCTATTAATATTGATTTACTACCATTTGTGAATTTTAATGATAATCCAACTCCACCTGTTCCTGTTAATGTTTCAGTTTCAAGTGATCCATCTGCAAGAATAATTGATTGATCAATAACATATTGTAATAATGCACTGTCTTTGAAAGTTGTTTTAAATCTACCACCAATATCAAATACTTTTCTAAATGAATTTTGTGCATAGTGACTACCTAATGCATAGAGTAATTCTGCACTTGTTGCAAATGAAACATCTATATCTTGAATGTCAAATACCTTAACTAATGCACCACTTCCACCTGTACCTACTTTTACTTCACCATGAGCGAATGTGTAAGGAGTAAGTACTGCTGAATTAACTTGTACTTGAGTTTTAAAGGTGCTTGCTGCTGTTTCAATTGTAGCAGTACTTTCTTCTGCGAAAGCCATGTCTACAGTAGCATTTACAACTTCACCAATACTTGTATTTAATGACATGTTATTAACAGTGCATCCAGTTAATGATCTTGTTTGCATAAGACCTGAACCAACAGTTCCAGAAGTAAGTACTTGTATTCGGGTTGTTATTGTTGCAGGAGTTTTTACACCTGTTGAGTTTTCACCTAATGCTGTTGGATAAGCAAAAGATGTTCCTCCTTGACTTTGTAGAGTACTACCAGCATTTTCATAAATACATCTAAATATTCTATGTGATTCAAGATCATCAAGAACAAAACTAACTCCTAGAGATCCTTGTTGTTGACCGAAAACGAATTTAGTTGGTTCTACTTGACCTAATTTATTAAGAGATACTTGAGACGTGTTTAATGTTAAACTTGTTACTTTTGCATTTAGACCAAATGATTTATCTATAGTTGATTGAGCTGTATTAAATGCTGTTTCATAACCATATCCGACAGATACGCTACCACCAGTAAGTATGTTAGATGATGTAGATGATACACGATTGGTCATGATTTAATGAGGTAGTTAAGGTATATAAAGATTTTTAAACAGGATTGGCTTTTCTGTATGATAGAGTTATAACATAGTCGAACATGTTACGGAATTGAAAGTTTCTACTGTATGAACCTACTACTCTCAAATCAGTATAAGTGGTTCCTACCATGTTATCTTTTATGATTTTAACCACCTCTTTTACTACTTTATCATGTCTTTTAATATTTTGATATGTACGAATATCCAATTCTATTATCTGTTCATGCCAGTATGCACTGCCGCCTAGACCATAAACTTGTATATCTTCGCCTTTTGGAGATACAATAATTTCATCACTTCTGTCATCTATGAATCCAACAGTTCTCTTTTCCCATACTTTAGTGATGTGAGGTGGGCGTAAACTAGACCATTTAGTTCTTAATAGAGTAATAATATCATCCACTGCATCATAAGTTGTTATCGTCATTAATCGCTCCCATTATGATCTGGGTCACCACTGCTATAAGAATATTCTTCTTGAACGTAAGGATTGCCTCTTTCTCCCCAATTTTCAGGTACAGTTTTGTAACTGGTAAAAACACTTGAACCTCCACTCTCACCATACTTTCTTCCTTTTTGACCTTTATTATAACTTCCATCTGAAGGTCTCATATCTTTAGTGTCTTTTTCCCATTCTTTATTACTCATACTACTTGGTTTTCTACCAACATACCATATCTTTCTAGAAACTGCAAATGCTATAGAATTTATCAGTCTTTCCATTTTTTTATCGTCCCATCCGTTCATTGAATCTTGTTCATACATTGTATTATATTCCAATTCAAGTTCTCTTTGTGACTTACCTGCAAGTTTGACATCTTCTACCCATTGTCTAATTCCTTGGATATTTGGTTTTCTACCCTGTGTTTGATCAGTTTTACTGGTTTTCCCAGCAGGATATATTGGCTGTCTCCAACCATCAGGGTAGTTTTCATTCTTTCTAAATATACTACTTTTTAATTGATGGTTAAAATCAACATATTGATCTGACGGCTCATTTTTCTTTATATTCCCTATTGGGTCTTGAAGACCTTCAATAACTTGTAGTAGTGCATGATCACTAATATCACCATAATTCAAATTAAGTGAATTTCCATTTGGGACTTTAAATGCAACACCTTTTATTTCTACTTCATCTTGTTTAGGATTCTTCCCATTCAAAGCCCTAGATTGTAAATCTAATTTATCTGCTTTTCTACTTAATCTCCTAGCCTCATTACGTCTAAAAGATGTACTGCCTCTCAAGGTATAACAAACACTTCCCTACGGTTAGATATACATAGGTCTATGTCTTCTTGCCAATACCTTTTAGATTCACTAGGGGATACACTTCCACCACTTGGAATCTCATCCATACGGAATGAAGTATTCATGACTTCTATTGAGGTCATTTTAATAATTGCATCTGTGACATCTAATGGTATAACTGTATCACCTGCAAAATTATCACCACCATAACGGTAAGTAACTCTAATTCTATTCTTTCTTAGGATGGTAAACAAGTAACCTCTTAAGTGTAAAGTACCTCTCTCATATTCACAGTTGTACCATTGATTTTGACCTACTACATTTTCCCATGTATCAGATTCTCCTTTCCAAACTTCTATTTTATCACCTTCTGTTCCATCAAGAATATGTATATTTCTATGCTGTAAGAATACTGGAGTACCCCATCCGAATGTATATAGTAAAGGTAAATCGTGAACTTCTCTTGTTATCTTTTTTGTTTTCCAAGTATGACCTATTCTTCTGTCTAATTCCTCTTCTTTTCTGGCAATGATTTTACGTACCATTTCCTTGTTTGGAGTGGTAGTACTGGTTATAGGAACTCTTAAGAAATCACTAATATCTCCGACAGTGCAATATGTAGTTGTAGTAACCATACATTAATATATAATGTCACTTTATATTTAAAGATTTATTTATACACTACTATGTATTTAGCAGTACTTCCTGTTGCAACTACATGAATACCAGCTTCAAATCTTCTAAATATGTCTTGTACATGTTGAATACCTTCACCATACACAGTAAATTCTACTGGAGCACTTGCATCTACACCGTTATGAAATACTATTTTATCTCCACTAGCACCTGCTTTTGTAACGTAAACTGCGACAATTACACCATGTCCTGCTTTAACAGTACTAGTACCAGCTACATCTTTTACATTATGATTGGTATAAGTCATGATTAATTGTTATATCGGTCATATATAAACATTATTAAGAAAAAAAATATGACTAGGTCTTAGTCTAGTAACCGATAATTCGGATACGAATAGTCATTGAATTGACTGCTGTATCTGCACTATCTAGTTCCTCAAGGGCTACAACGGTTGCTGTAGAGCTTGTTGGAGTATGTCCGAAACATTTTATCTTACCAGTTGCTGCTGCACCTGCTGCTGCTGGTACGTACTGTAAAAGTAGACCTTTATTGCAGTGGAGGATTTGTGCTCCAATTACAGTACTGATTCTACTTCCTAAAGAAAGATCAACTACATTACCATTAGTAGCATACCCATCGGATGCACCATAGGTGACATCGACAATGGTCGACTTTAACTTAGAAGTCAGTTCTGCTTGGATAGATAGTGTCTTTCCTGTAAGACTTTTATGGTCGGCATTTTGTACAATTGCTATTGCCATAAGGAAATGTATGAACCCCTAATATATAAAGTTAATATAAAAAAAGGGGTAAAAAGAGGGTTGGTATGACTAGAGTTTAATATCTCTGATCTTACCTTGTGATTTGAAATGGCGACAAACTGTCTCACCCATTGTTCTGAACACACCTTTTTCTACAAAAGCATTGTTCACGAATGGATAGCCAGCAGATCTTCTAGTTGCTTCGTAATACTCGGTTGGTATAGCCACTTGTATTCCGATTCTTGGATAACCATATCCTTCTGCATCAGATGTATCTAATGCAAAGAGTCTTCCAACTTCAGTTGAACCATTAGATGGTGCATCTTTTGTTGGAATAAATGGAATTCCATAGATAGAGTCGACATGAATACCAGTACCAGTTCCTTTGAAGGTCTGGATACCGTTTACGTCTACCTGAACTAATTGCTCACCGTATGGGTTTGCAATACGGACACTTGGCATGTATAAGCCTTGTATCTCAGAGTAGACTTCATGGGAGCCTAGGAATACATTTGGATCTTTACCTGCTGCGATTCTAATCTTTCTTAAGAAAGTTCTTAAGACATCGTCAGTAAGTACACCGTCGGTACCGATAGTACCAGAAGCAGATTCTACTGTACAGTCAAATTCTCCACCGTTTCCATCTCTGTCAACGGTAGCATCAGCAGCCCATGGATCGTAAAATCCTGAGTGGTTTCCACCTAGTGCATCTTCCTCTGCATCACTTGATACGATTCTATCAAGGGATTCAAAGTCTTGTGTACCAGTATGAGCACCACTTGAACCTGCTGCATCGCTTTCAACATCGGCTAAAAGCATTCTATTAATGAACTCTTTGTGTTGTACTGCCATATACAATCTAAGTGAACCAAGTCCACCCCAAATGTCGTCTTTTGAATGAGTTGATAGCCACTCCATAACTTCACTTGCACTGAATGGCAATTGAGCGGTTTTTGGTTTGACATCTAATTCTGCGACTGTTGGTTTGATTGTTTCAGCAATTAATCCACCTTCACTTGTACCACCTAGGGCGGTATTTGCGTTGGTTGTATTAAGTACTGGTTTTGCAGTTATAACTCTCCATCCAGATTTATCCCAAGGGTATTTTGGGAGGATTCCGAATGCGTTTGCTTCCAGATTCAGTTGAGCCCATGCATAAGCACCAAAGATGGCGTTAAACATACCAGCAGTACTGGTTGTTGAAGGAGCATCAGCTTTTCTAAGAAGATTACGATTGTGTCCATAATATTGTGCCTCAAGCTCGTCGATTGTTCGTATTTGAGTCATTTTTAGTATGTTCCTACTTCGTCAGGTGTTGGAGTATAATACTTGCCTGCTAGAATGTTTCTTGCTACTACACTTAGATTTCCACCTTCTCTTGCATCTTTCAAAACAAATGACATATCAGATTCTGCTGATTTGTTGATTGAGTTGATTGCTGCACTAGGTCTTGGAGTCTCGGTAGTAAAGTCGAAATTAGATTTCTCTTGCATTTTCAATCCAGATGGATCGGTTTTCGGTTTATCTTCACCAGATTTATCGTCATCTAATCCTGCTTGCACAGAGTTTGATTGGTATGTATCTGGGACAACAACCTTTGCACCAATGTCCTCACTTGCTGAAGTTTGTGGTTTCAGAGGTAAGTCAGTTGGGGTTTCCAATGCTTTCAATCTACTATCAATACCTACTAATGTAGAACTAACGTCTTTTTGAGTTTCTGCGAGTGACTTAATAACGTCAGTTAATGTACTGATGTTGGATTTGATTGCTTCTTGGAAATCAGATTTCTCTACTTCGTTGTAGCTTTCATCATTTTTGGATTCTGTATTGTTTTCCATATCCTTATCAGATTCTTCTGTTTCCGAGTTTATATAGTTTTCGTTATCTTTCTCATCTTTATCATCATCTTTTTCATCTTCTTTCTCTTTTGGTACACCTTGTCCACCTAATTGATTATTACCAGCTTCTGTTTGAATGCCAGATTTTTTAGTATCTTCATCATTTTTCTCATCTTTTTCTTCATCCTTCTTCTCTTCTTCATCTTCCTCTTCTTTTACTTCTGTAACCTGTGTTGATTCTGCATTATTATTATATTCTTTACCGCTATGTCTAACTCCACCATAGTGTAGATTTGCATCTTTCTTTACTGAATCTTCTTCATCTTCTTTTTCTTCATCCTTTTTCTCTTCTTTTTCTTGTACTTTTATCTCTACATCACTATCGTCATTCACAGGAGATGATTCCCTGTTTGATGATTTATCAGAATTATTGTTATATGTGTTAGGTCTATCACCATCTGCGTTTGAAAAGTCTTCAGATTTATCAACAGTACAACCAAATTTATCACATTTGATTACCATTTTACCGTCTTCTCGTCTTTCAATATTATCAGTAATTGCTTTTGCAAGTGGGTTATAATCGGTAATTAGTGCTAATGGGACTGCTGGATCTTTACAAACAGCGACCTCGTAATGTTCTAATGACTTTAATTCATAGGCTACACTACCATCTTTCATTATTTTTGGTGTTCTATCTGCTTTAGTAGCCCCCCCAAATGATAGTCCTTTGTATTCTCCACTCTTAATTTTACCCCAAATTTCATCATCTAAATGATAATCTTTGTGTATTTTACCTGTAATTTTAATTGCTGGATACTCGTCTCCTTCTACACTTTTGTAAACTGTTTTAGCATAACTGATACCTTTACCTATAATTCTGTTACTGTGAGTATCACTGATTGGTGCTCCTCTGTCCATCCAAATTGGAAGAACCTTGATTAATTCGTCAACAATGGTAATCTCTCCTTGTTTATCTTTAACCTGAACAGTAAGATAACCTTCAAAGAACCGTTGATCTCCGCCTATTGGGTGCAGGTCTTTAGTGACAAATTGGTTGAAAAATATATCATTACCCATTATATAATGATTTTGAACATTACTTATAAAGTTTTAGAAAAAGGGAAAAGGAATAGTAAGTTGTTTAAAGATCTTACTA